CTTAATGAGTTGAATGTTTCGCTTGTATGTATAAATTGTCGTGCAGGTACTTTAATCTTTTTGGTATTATCTATATAGTTGATAACTCTACGAGAAGCAGCTTTTTTAGCAGCCTGTTTGCTTAAATATATAGGAATTTTTTTAGGAGTATACCCTGAACTTTGTATTGAGCCATATTCTTTAACAGATATGCCCCTTTTTGTAGCATTTATACTCTTGAGCAACCTTCCTGATGCGTTTAATGGTGGATTATTGATAGATTGATTCCTTATGCTCCTTGTAAGCATAGTAGAATCTTTTATTGGCTGCATCTTGCTACCATCTACAGTAGTGCCTGAAACAAGCCTCTTCTTCATATCTTTTGCTTCTTCTTCTATTATGTCTGTAAGTAGCTCTTGCTTTATATCTCTAAACTTACCTGCAAGTTTCTGAAAGCTAAAATTACTCTTGATTAGCATCTTCGGCAACAGTAGCTCCTCCCATAGCTTGTAGGTGTGGGTCTTCCATAGCTTCTCTGTTAGCCATTATTATAGATTCGGCTTCAGATTGGCTCAAGTCCTGATTGTACTTCATTAGCAACCCAACTTCATCAATCATATGATGTTTTAGCATATGTTCGTCAAGAAGTATTTGGTCTTGTACTGTTTTTGGATATTCAGGCTCATTAAAATCTATCTTTAATTCTTCAGGCAATGCAATATTGTTGTATGATGCAATCTTTTTTTCTATCTCATACAAATCGTGTTCATACATACGATACAAATCTAAATCGTCTTGATAGTCCTCAAACCTCTCAAGGTCTTTAATCTTGAGTGCAATCCCTGATGGAGTTTCTCCACCATCTTGAGCGAACTGCACGTACAGATGGTTATTCTGAGCAACCAAGTCTAATTGAAACTTAACTGACTCAATTACTGCTTGAATATCCCCTTCAGGAGCAGCAATACCAAAAGTAGAGCCTTCAGGCAAATCAAGTATTGTATCACTCCCTGCTCTTTCCAACTTCTTATCTCCATACATTCCTGTTATGAATGGTTGCCCAAACATTTGGAATCTTAACCCAAGTTGCAATTCTGTCATTGTAATGTTTACCTGCTCATTACAGCTGACAATATCATTAGCACCTTCTACAAAAAATGAATCAACTTGGTCTTCTCTGTGAGTAAACAAAAATGGTATTACGCCATATCCGTGTAAATACTCTTGCATTATGTTACCATCTTCATCGTACTGAATGTATCTTTCATTATCCCAATACGCATACTGTAACTTCTCTGTATCTGCAATATCATTTACATTCATTAAGATTGGATATGTAATAGCAACAGGAGAGAAGGGGTTCTCGTGAAGATGCACATCAAAATAGTAAACAGGTCTATAATCAAAACAGGGCTGTGGGAGGTCATCACGATATATTACTTGTGTTGCAACAGTTCCTACAAGACGTGTCATTCTTTCAATGTGTTTCATTTTGGCATCTTTCCTGCGAGTCAAAGAGGAGTACGAATCACTCACATTACGAGAAGCCCCTACTGTATAGATGCGTGACATCTTATTAATAAATCTTCGTGTGAAGTTTGCGTTGTACAACGGAATCTCCCTAAAGGCATCAGCAGAAAAGTAATCATCTATATACTTTTCAGTTTCTGTGCCTGTATAGTAATCAAGTAGCTTGCGAATCTCATTCCGTCTTTCTTTAGCTATTGCTAACTTATAGTCTTTGACCGATTCCTGTATTATATCTATCGGATTCATCATCTTCCTATTACTCCTAATTCTCGTTGTCTTATTGGAAATCTATTTAAAAAGAAATATCTAAAGGCATCCATACTATGGTCGTGCCTGCCATCCTTAACAGGGTCAGGCTTCAAATCCTTGCCCTCTGTTGATTCAGGGTATCTGTAATTTTCTAAATCTTCTGCTAAACCTATACACTTTTTATCAAGGTGTACAAATCTTTGCCCTTGTGCGTTTTCTATAAACCCTCTTGTGTGTGTAATGCCTGATGCTATATTTCGTGACACTTTATCTCTGATGCTCTTGACTTGTATGCCTTTACGCCTAAAAATCTCAATATCACCTAATCCTGACTGTCCTTGTGCTTGCATACCTGCTGGGTCACCATAGTATTCTCTCACATAGTATCGTTTTGCTTTTATTTTTTCGGCAAATTCATCAGTTTTGATGTTTTGTTCGTGTACTATTTCATCTATTACGTTAATATGAGGCACTCCACCCACCATATACGTCTGAAACCACAATGCAGCAGGCATCCTGTACCCAAAGTCTATTGAACAAAATGTTGGAAATCTTGGGTTGTATGGAAACTCTCCCATATCTAAATTCCTGTCAAATGGGTAAACCCTGCCCTCAAACGAAGTAAACATTGCTCCATACTCTTGCTCGTAAAGCTCTTTAGACATATTACGTTTACGCTCAATAAGGAATGGGTCTTTTTTACCTTCAGGGAACACAGCATCATTATCCCACGTTGGAGCTTGATGCGATTCCCATAAGTCGTCTTGCTTGCCTAACAAAAACAAATCATATACCCAATTAAATCCTTCAGGAGTTGTTATAAAAATACCTTTTCCCCTTCTATCAGATAAGGTTGGCGAAAGATACATATCCCATATCTTTTTCTTCATTTTAGCCACCTCATCCATTATCAGCAAGTCTAAACCCTCACCAACAAGTGAATCAGGGTTATCAGCAGATTTAGCCTCTACTGTTGTTCCCCACTTAAACTTTATAAATCTTTCTTTTTCAGAAGCACGCTCTATGTCGTTTGCACGCCCAACTACCATCTTTTGCCATACTTCTCTAAACATCAGGTCGGCTTTATCATAGGATAGCCCTACGAGCCATATCTTTTTGTTGGGTTGTGAAGCATAATATGTTGCTTCCATTGCAGATGCAGTAGTTTTGCCGAAACGCCTCCCACAGACCATCACGAAGAACCTTGCAGTATCCTTGTCAGGAAAATGTAGCTTTCTTTGACCTAAATGAGGTTTATACCCCATAAAGTCAAACCATTGTTTTTTATATTGTATCTGATTATCCATTAATACTTGCATCTTACAAGTAACTTAATTTAAGTTATCCTATCCGTATTATGCAAGATATTGTATGATACAATTATTCAATAACAATATATAGGAGGGCAGGATGTCCGAAGAACAAACTGTAGCAACCGAAACAGTAAGTGAGGAAACTACCACAGAGGCAACTACACAGACCGATGTAGGAGCATTAATTGCAGAAAGCAAAAAGTATCGTAAAAGGTCACAGGATGCTGAAGCCAAACTTAAAGAACTCCAAACCCAATTAGCAAAAGCTGAAGAGGCAAAGCTAAAAGAGAAGGAAGATTTCAAAACTTTGTACGAACAAACAGCAGGTAAGATGGAAGCATATAAAGCTCAAGCTGATAAATGGACAAGTTATGAAGCTGCAAAGCGTGAGGCTCTTTTAAAAAGCGTTCCTGAAGAAGAAAAAGAAACTATGTCTAAATTAGATTTAGACACTCTTGAATTTGTAACTAATAAAATTAATAACACTAAGCCTAATGCTCCTCAAGTTGTAGGTCAAACACAACAACCTAAGCTTGAAAAGTCATTTTCTGAAATGTCTAGTGAAGAGAAATCAGCAAATTGGCAGAACATTTTAAAGGCTTATAAAAAATAAGGATTTAAAAAATGGCAAACATAAGTGATGCTTTAGATATTAATATGTTGCAGGGTGGTGCTTCTGCTGCTGCTGCTAATTCAGTCGGTCAAGAATTTGTACCTGAGGTTTGGGGTCAAGCAATTCTTGATAAATTTCAAACAAATACAGTTATGCTTCCTTTAGCTAATGATTTATCATCAGAAGCTAATGGTACAGATAAAATACACCTTCCACATATCGGTGTTACTCCTGTAGCAGATGTTGCTCAAGGCACTCCTATTGTATCTGATATAGATTCAAGTGGTTCAATGGTAGCTACTGAAACTGCTTTAGAGATTGACCAACATAAGGTTACATCTTTATGGATTCCTGATGCACTTAAAGCACAGGCTTCATACAACCTTTTTGAGATGTATTCAGGTCAGCTTGCGTATGCAATGGGTAGAGCAATAGATAACTATTTAATGTATAAAGTCGCAGACAATCTATCAACTGCACACGGTAGTGCAAGTGGTGCTACTCAAGATACTGTAGATATGTTGGAAGTTGGGGATGCTTTAGCATCATCTAATATTGATGACATATTCAAGGCAGTTATTCTTGAAACAGGAAGTACAGAAGGATGGACAATGGTTTTAAGCCCTACTTTATATGCTTCTTTAGCAGCTTTAGATTCAGGTGCAGGATTTGTTAGAGGCACTGCTTCACCATTAGGTGCAGGTTTTGCTTCTTCAGGTATTGCAGGTAACATTTTAGGTATGAATGTTGTAGTTTCACAATCTCCATATTTAGATGTTGGCTCTGTATCTGCTGATGCTGATAAAGGTGTTACAGCTTGGGGTGGTTTTGATACTGACGGTTCAACTAATGATGACATATTAAGAGGTTTCTGTATTCACAGTTCAGCTCTTTATTATGCTTCTGCTCAAGCTCCAAGAGTACAACAGTCATATCAACACACAGAGTTGTCTGACTTAATTACTGTAGATGCTATTTATGGCTGTGCAGTAAGAAACTCTGCTACGGCAGGTGACAGAAGAATCATCGGTTTATCTAAAAACGTATAATCGGTAATTGATTAAATCGTAAAGGGGGTGGGCAACTGCCCCCTTTATTAAGGAACATATGAAAGACTTGTTAGAAAAAATTAAGCATCACGAAGGATTTGTGGGTCACGTCTATAAGTGTACAGAAGGATTTGACACTATTGGATATGGTTTTGCTATTAAAGACCTTGAGATGCCTGAACATATTGCTGAAGAGCTACTTATATTAAAATTAGAAAAATTACAAAAGAACGCTAACTCTCGTTTCAAGTGGCTTGAAGATATGCCACAAGAAGTCCAAGAAGTTGTGATTAATATGTGTTATCAGCTTGGCATAAATGGAGTATCAAAATTTAGAAAAGCTATATCAGCTATGCAAGAAGGTGATTGGGAAGAAGCTGCTGATGAAATGCTTGATAGCCTATGGGCAAGACAGACCCCTAATAGAGCAAAAGAATTATCAGACATAGTAAGGAATCAGGTTGAGAAAATCGGCTCTTAGAAGAGCAGTAGTAACTCCTGATAAGCATTTTCCATATGCAGATATGCCTGCAATCAATGTTGTATGCAGAGCTATTGAAATCGTCAAACCTGACATCTATATAGATTTAGGTGATACAGGTGAGTGGGAAAACTTCTCACATTGGAAGTGGAAACGCAAACGTAAACCACCTCTTGAAATGATGATACCACAGCTTGAAACAGACGTGATTGATGTTAATAAAGGTATGGACATTATTGACGAGGCTCTTGACAAGGCAAACTGTCAAGAAAAACATTTTTGCGAAGGTAACCACGAGTTATGGTTGGAGATGTTTGTTGAAGAGCATCCATATTTACCCAAATATATGCCTGCTACTGCGTTAAAATTAGAAGAACGAGGGTATGAGTTCCACGATTGTGGAAAGCTCCTTAAAATAGGCAAAATGAACTTCTATCACGGACATCATTATGGTGGTCAATATCACGCTGCTAATCATCTTCGTAAACTTGGTGGGAACATAATGTATGGACATTGGCACGATTTGCAATATATGAGTGCTACCCATATGGATGGAGCTAAAGGAGCGTGGAGTATCGGATGCCTTAAAGATATGAGTGCAGAGAAAAATGCTTGGCTTGGCAACAGAAAGATTAATTGGGGTCACGCTTTTGCTATAATTGACTTTTATGATAAGGGTAGATTTACTGTAGATGTGGTGCAGATTATTGACGGAAAAGCTACAGTATGGGGCGAACTAATAGATGGGAACAAATAATGGATTTAAGTATAATAGACCAATATGGACTCCCCATAGCTATCACAATAGCGTTTGGATATTTTATATGGAAACAGCAAACTTGGATTCAAAAAGAATTAGTTGATGACCTTGAGCAGCAATTCAGAAGGCTTGAAGGAATCCTTATAAAGTTAATTGACCAACAGAAGATAACCCAAATGGACATTAAGCAAGTCAAGGGTTATATGGAAGGCATTGAACATATCTTATCAGAACTAACAGGGAATGGTCTAAAAAAATGAGTGATTCACTAAAAGCAGTTGGTACAAGTATGGGAACTTTAGCAGTAAACTTTTGGCAGTTAGTTCCTGAAGCATTAGGCATAGTTCTTATTATACTTAACATTATTTATGTTGCCTTAAAAATTAAAAAGGAGTATTGATGTTTCCTGTTATATTTCAATTATTAACCCCTAAAGTAGTCAAAGGTATTATGGACTATGTATTTGAAAAGAATGACCTTGACTACAAAATGGAAAAACTTATAGAAAGAGTTGAGAAGCTAGAGAAAGATTCTCATCCTCCAAATTAAAAACTTACAAAAAGCAGTTAAAAAATTAAAGGAGAAAAAATGAGCATTTTTGCTAATTTAGGCGACCAAGTGATTGATGAAGTATTCGGTGAAGAGTTACAAAAAGAGGTAGTAGAAGCATTAAACAAAAACGTAGATATACCTTTTATATCAGAAGAAACTGAAGAAAAAATAATGAACGCTCTTTACGATACTGTTGAAGGCGTTATAAAAACTGCTATCAAGAAGGCACTTTAATGTGTAAGTGTGATTGCACTTGTTGCTGCTGTTGCGATAAATGCGATTGCAAGTGTATATATAATGGCTAAAGATTTACAGATAGATAGAGCAGTTGATGGCAATCTAAAACCTGTTAAGGATTCAGATGGTACATTGACTGCTTTAGAAGTATCTACTGATAAAGTAAGAACCAAAGCATTAGATGTAATAGGTGACGTAAATGTAGTAGGTGAGGTAAAAGCCTCATCGCAAAAACATTTGCATATTATAAACACAGGGTTCTTTGGAAACAGCTCAAAGCAGTTTATACCATTGAATGGATATGTATTTGAGAAGACTGCAACATCTGCTAATAATGAATTTGTTGCTATGCCTGTACCATATAATGGCAGGGTAGTCAAGGTTGTAGTAAGGTGTGAGAACAGGATTGATGATGTTATTATTGGATTTCATAAATCTTCTACAGGTACAGAAGTGCCTAACTCTACTGCTACAAGCAGCGTAACTCAAACTATGTCTGTTGATGATACTTCAACTGAATTTGATTTTACTAATTTAGACAATACATTTGTGTTAGGGGATATTATAGCATTTTCATTTGACCCTGAACTTTCATCTTCAGATACTAATGTAGTGGTTGTTTTAGAATATGAGGTTAATTAATGAGTTTTACAGGTAAGACAAAAGCAAGTACATATAAAGACATCTTGCAAATGAACAATTCTAATAGTGGTGTTGATGCTACTACAAGGAATGTTGTTGATGGTGAGGGTACTGCAAGTTCAATATCAATATCTGATGATGTTCTTACAGTCAAACCACAAAATGATGATACTACTGCTGTATTCAATGTGCAAGATTCTGATAGCAATAATCTTTTAGTAGTTGATTCAACTAATGATTTAGTAAAAGCAGGATTAACACAAACTTCTGTAAATACACAAATACAGCATTTTGGTTGCACATCAATGATGGGCATACCCTCATCTGCTGGTAGGTTTTGGGCATTAAATTCAGGTGGTCAAGGTAGGACTCAAGGAAATATAGATTTTGGCACAGGCTCATCTCCTGCTACATCACTTACTGTATCCTCAACTGCTGATGACCTTGTTTCTTCAATATTTTATGTACCTGCAAACATTACTATAGATTCTTGTTCTGTATGGGTAGGTGCAGATGCTGCAAGTGGAGATGTAATTAACTTTAGTATTATGAGCTATGATATAGATACATCTAATAGTGCAACAGGTGGAGATTTATCTAATGGTGTAGAGAATTGTGTATCACCTTCTACCATTACAAATTCAGGATATGAACAAGCATTTTTTCAGGCATTAACAGTATCTACTGCTGATGTGGATGCAGGAAAAGTAATTATGGCTATGATAAAATCAGATGGAACAAACTCTGATTATGCAGTTAATATAAATTTAGTATATCACATAAGATAGGAATATAAAATGGCAAATTTTAATGTAAGTTTAGATATAGAAGCAGATGGTGAGATTTCTGCACAGAAAACAGGCACTTTTGATACTGCTATAAAACTGACAACAGATGTAGACAATACCTCTACGTTTAACCTTTTAGTTACAGGTGAAGCTGCAAAGGGTGGTGGCAGCCTTGACAATGCAAAAGCTTTGATGATTAAAAATTCAGGAATAGTTGGTGCAGAGGTTAGAATATCAGGTGAATCTTGGACAGCAGGCTCTCCTGATACTAATGGTAATGCTGTGCATAAAAGTTTTTTATTAGGAGCAGGTGATTTTATGTTCTTACCAAATATAAAACAATGTGGCTATTCAAATACTCAATCTGCTGCTGATGGTGAATCATTAGACAATCAAGTGCCTGATTCTAATATGTATGTAGATAGTGGTGCTGATGTAGACCACGCTACTGCAAATACAATAGGTTCTGATGCTACACACACAACTCTTAACCTTGAAGATGGACATTCTAAATACTTTAAAGTTGGTGATTTAATAAGATTAGAAAATGAGATATGTGAAGTTACTGCTGTAGGTACAGGTGCAGATTTAGCTAATAGTACACTTACAATTACAAGAGGTAAGTATGGCTCAACTGCTGCAACTCACGCTGATGATGTAGCTGTTAGATTGCCATTCTTCAACGCTTATGCAGACTTTGATAAGTATTCTACTGCTCAAACAGATAATTCAGGCAGGTTTAAGGCATTTAACTTTTTTGGATATGGTAGAAAAGCTGATGAAGTAGCAGATGGTTTAGTTGCAGGCTCTATTAGTGGCAAGTTTTATAGTGCAGGTTACCAAGAATTAGGTATGAGTGGCATTACATCTTCAACAGAATCAGGTTTAGCTGCATCAACTGCATATGCTTTTGATATAGCAGTAGATGGTGGCTCTGATTACACATTATCATTTACAACATCAACTAATACTAAATTTGGTGGTTCTGATGGTATTATTAGAAAGATACAAGATGCTTTAGATGCAGGGTATTATGCTTCAGGCAACCTATTGGAAAAAGCAGTTACAGTTGCGATAGTTAATGGAGATATTAGATTTACATCAGGGCAACACCTATCAACATCTGCAATAGCAATATCAGCTCCTAATAGTGGAACAACTCCATTTGGGGTGGGTAGATTTGTAATGGCAGTAGGAGATATAGAGGCAGCAGTACCTGCTGCACTTCCTGATGATGTTGTTTTTAATGCAGTAACTAATATCTCAAGACCAAATTTAGCAGGGATGTTTTATGATGATGGGTTTGGAAATATTTTAGGTGCGTGTACAGGCACTATCAACTATGAAACAGGTGCTATAGATTTACAAAACTGCCCACCAAATGCAAATTTTGTAGTAAGTGCTAATTATGGTTCTGCTCTTGCAGGGGGTTCAGAGTTTAGCTCAACTCTTGGAAATTCTATAACTGCCATATCAGCAAGAAGTGTAAATCAAAAGATTAATACAACTATTGATATAGTAGGTATCAAGTAGTGGCAAGGAAGAAGAGAAAAAGAAAAAGCACAGTAAACAAGGCAGGCAACTATACAAAACCTGCTATGAGAAAAAGGCTGTTTAACAAGATTCTTCGTGGCTCTAAAGGGGGCAGAGCAGGACAATGGTCAGCAAGAAAAGCACAGATGCTTGCAAGGCAGTATAAAGCCAAAGGAGGAGGCTATAAATAATGGCTCTCAAAAAGTCACAGAAGTCTTTAAAGAAATGGACAAAGCAAGATTGGGGTTATGTATCTAAAGGCGATTCTAAAAAGCCACGTTCAAAGCGAGGTAGATACCTTCCTAAATCAGTTAGGTCAAGATTAACTAAAAGCCAAAAGGCTTATGAAAACAGGAAGAAAAGGGCAGCCTCTGCAAAAGGAAAGCAGAGAGCTAAATATTCTAAATCAACAAGACGTAAAGTCAGAAGAGCAAGATAGGAGATTATTATGCCATATCATTATGGAAAGAAAAAAATGGGCAAGAAAAAAAAGAAGATGACCAAAAGAAAGAAAAAGTGAAATGGCTAAGTTTAAGGGTAAGTCAGTTAGACTAAACAAGCCATCTCGGATTCGCAAAGGTCAAGCAGGATATGGAAGAAAAAAGTTTCAAGTGTATGTTAGTAGTGGCAATAGGGTAAAAAGAGTTACTTTTGGCGACCCTAATATGCGTATTAAAAAATCTTCCCCTGCGAGAAGAAAGTCATTTAGAGCAAGGCATAGATGTGCGACTGCAAAAGATAGGACAACTGCACGCTATTGGTCTTGTAAGAAATGGTAATTAGTTGTATATTACAAGTATAATTTTATATAGATTTTAAGGGGGTTGGATGGCAACTGCACCGATTTACTGTACCCATCAAGAATTAAAAAGAGTATTCCCTCAATTAGATGAGTTTGATACTAAAACACCTATTTATGGATGGACAGTATCATCAGGCTCATTATATGTAGCACACGATAGTGGTTTAGTAACTGCGTTATTTAAGGATGGCTCTAATTTGGGAGCTGCTCAATCATCATTAGGCGATGTAAATGTAAATGGTGAATGGTTTTATGATTCATCAAATGATTGTGTTTACTATTACAATGATGCAGCAAACCCTGCTGACTTGCTTATGGAATCAGGTCAAGAGTTTACAACTATGGTAACTCAATTTAGAACTGATGCAAGCAGATATTTAGACTCAAAGTTAGACCCTAATTTGCCAAAGAATCAGCTCAAAGACAAGTCAGGTAATTTTGATTATATGATTATCAGAACTACTGCTTTATTATGTGCTGTATTTATGGTTAGGGCTACAGACCCTACAAGTGAGATGGCTACAGCTATGATGGAAGAGGCTCAAGGCAATATAGATGCCCTAAACAATGGCAAGGCTGCTTTATCATATCAGAATACTGCTGATGCCTCTAAAGGTGTAATTAGAGATGTTACTTATACAGGCACAGTTAGACCTGTAGACACTCGTGGTCATTATAGTGGTACATTTGATTTAATCAAGGTAAAGATAACAACAGGTGGTGCTATTGGTACTGCAAGGTATTCTGTATGGGTTAAGGATAGCGATAAACTTGGTATGAATGAAGCCAATCAAGTAGTTACTGACGAGATTATCAATGGTGACTATCAATCTTTAGCAGGATATTTACAGATTAGATTTGCAGGTACAAACTTTGACTCTACTGCTGCTGTAAATGACGTGTGGGAAATAGAGGCGATGGGTTGGTCAGAAGAGGTTGATTCTAACACTCTCAAGCCAATTAGAATGACACGCAGGTGGCAATAACATTTGTAAATAATTGGAAGAACATACTTGACAAATTAAGAAGTGTTCTTCGCACAGAATTTAAGAAGGCTGTTCCTGTTTACATAGGAAACGAAGATGTAAGGAATAGTTCCCAATACATAAGACTTGAGCCTATAAGTAGCTCTGTAGTAGACTATAACTCAAGCAAGAATTTAAAAGAATATACTGTAAACGTAGAGTATGTGTTTACAGGTGCTAACATAAAAAAGACTGCATCAGACAATGTCCTGCGAGTGATTGAAAGAACCCAACATCTCATCAATGACAATACATCAATGACATTAGCAGATAGCACCGAAGCATTTGACTGTAAGTTTACCGAGAGTGAATTAAGTACAGATGAGTCTGAAGAGATAGATGTATCTACTTGGACTTGGACTTGCTTGCATATGGATGTATAATGGGAATAACATTTACAAATAATTGGAAAAATATCTCTGATAAACTTAGGAGTACATTAAGGACTGAGTTCAAGGGTGCTTTGCCTGTATTCATAAATGATGAGCCTATATCCACAGGTGGTCAATTTATTCAGTTAGATTTGGCAAGTACATCCTTATTACAAAAATTAGTTGGTTGTGAGATTAGAGAGTATACAGTAACAATGAATTATGTATACCAAAACCCCAATATCAAGAAATCAAGTTTAGACCACGTTTTAAGATATGTTTCAAGGATTGAGCAGTTAATGCAAAACAATATATCTTTAAGTCTTACTGACTCTACTGCTGCTGTAAATTGCAGGGTAGAAAGCACTACGTTTGAAGAAGGCGAAAACTCTTACTTAGTGTCTTTTGATTATAAGTGCCAACACGTTAGTGGATTATCTGAAACAGTTGCTAC